TGAGCAATATATATAGACTTTAGACCCAAAGCAATTCTTTGTTTGCCAGTTGTGGGATCTATAACTGCTTTGCCATCAACATCAACTACATTTTCATCTTCTACTTTACGTTCAATACCTTTTGCCCAATAAAATCTGTTATCAAAAGTTTCTACTACTGGATCATCTTCCCAAACCAACCCAGCAGATTTTTTTTCTGCGTCTGTAAGATTGTTCCATTGTCGTGGATATTTAGTGTTGTTATCACTTACCCATGCTCTTCCTATTTGTATTGTTTTTCCATTGTGTTTCCAAGCCATATTTTTCTCCTATTTATTTATCACCTAGCATTAGCGAACTTAAAGGGTATGCTGGCAAATGCCATATATATAAATGTGCCACCATCGGCATTTCTTGCAGAATTAGTATTTCTCATTTTAAACCCATTTGAGAGCATGTCAAAAACATGTCCAGCCGTATTTGTGGTCGTATCACCTTCAAGATCTGCTGTGTCAGCAACTAAATAATTGCTATCAGGATTAAATGTTTGGGTTTTATTATCATCTATTAACCAATTACCAGTGCTGTCTGTTCTTTTGTATATAATAAAAGCAGGTCTAAATCCTAAATAAATAAATGTGCCATCTGTAGAGCCATTACCTGTATAACTGCCAATTTTTGAATAGCCTTCTACCTCTGCAAAACAATAAGCTATACATTTTGTATTATTTGCCAATCCTAAAACACTTCCACCAACAGAAAATACAGTTGTTGTAGGTGCTGTATTTTGCCAAACAGAAGTCTGTGTTGTTGCTGCAATACTGTCATTTAATTTTTGATATTTGTTTGCACCATTATTTTCATTATAAACATACCAAGAACCTACATCATCTCTATCTTTTAACCAAATCATTTTTGGGGCAACACCTAATCCATGACCTACAGTATGGTCACCACCATTTGATGTATAAGTAACAATACTAAACCCAGCAGTTGTGTTTGCTTGTACTGTGCTTGCTATGGAGCCATTTGAGTTACTCGAGGTTGTGCCACCATTTGCTTTCCAGTTCCAAGCAACGTATGTTGTAGAACCAATATTAATGAAACCACCACCACTTACATTTGGTGTAGTAAAACCATCAGCATCAAGTGAACCTAATGTTCCTGCTGTTGAAGTATCTTCAGCATCTGTAGCATTTGAGTATAAAGCAGCTTTGTTTGTTCTGCTTGAATCCCATAACCCATGATAATAAGAAGCACTTCTTGATTTGACCCAGAGCCAATCTGGTTGAAAACCAACCCCTGTTATGGCTCTTGAAGCAGAACCATTTGCTATATATGTTATTGTATTAAAATGGTCATCTGCTTGTGTGGCAGAATTAGGACCGATGGTTGGCTTAGCCATATTACTAGTGCAAAGAGCCAAGCAATTAGTGGGGACAGCATAATTAAATAAACCAATGCCATTTGCATCTGTATAAGTTCCTGCTGGAGTTTCATTACCATTAAAAGTGCCATCTTGCCCAAAGTTTGCAGTGTATGATGAAGCATAACCAAGATACGGAAACCAATCACCTTCCGTCAAATCTATTGTTGCTATTGGATTTGCACCAGTTGAAGGGTTTCCAGTATTACCAGATGCATCATTCAAATAAGTTCCATTTCTGTGTACAAAGAATTTACCATCAGATAATATTGCTATCCCAGCCACATCTCCAACACCAAAAGCAGTATTTGCAGTTAAATCAATTGAACCAGAAGAATCTGTGTCAGTAGTAAAGTACCCTCTTGGAGTGCTTGAAAGCATACCTTTGATTGGGAAAGTATAACCACCTGCGTTTGAACTGACGTTTTTATTATTTGTGCCAGTATCTCCAATAACACCAAAATATGTTCTAGCACCACTTCCATCATCGCCATCAATTCTTAGTTCAAAATAAACACCACCTTCAGATGCTATTTGATTTATTGCCATTGTACCAAAGATGTTTGTAGCATTACCACCACTTGCTATTTTTAAACTACCCTCACTAAAAGTTCCTACATAAGACTGTCCATATCTTCTTCCTATAGGGTTCAAGGTACACATATTGTTCTCTGGACTATCAGGTATTGCACAATCTTGAGCAACAACATTAGTAGATGTAAAATGATTATTTTTACCACTCGTATCTGCACCTATTGTACTTGAAGAACCACTACCTACGCTAGTTTCTTTGTACTGTAGTCTATAACCATGATTTCCATATTCTGATACATTCGGTGCTTTGGCAATCCAAACTCCGTTTTTAGTTTCTCCAAAATAACTAGCATCTAATGCTAACCCATCAACAACATTAGTTTCAGCAAGATATACATGAGCATATATGCTATCATCAACACTTCCACCCCATCTTTGTTCACCATCTTGATTAACTGCAATTAATTGATTTTCGTCTGCAAAATCTTGATAACCACTACCGTCATTTATTGCCACAACTGTTTGTGGGTCACCATTTATGTACATTTTAATTCTGTCTGCTTCATTAGTTGTACCACTACCTTGAGTAGTATCTATAGCGACCACAAGATGATACCAAGAACCTAAATCACGAAATTTTCTGCCTGATGTTTTTACACCAAAATCATATTGATTTGCATTAAAACTTGGATTTCCATTATACTGCACTACAGAAATGTTATCATCAGCATCTAAAGTAATACTAAAACTTGCTAATCCATTTGACCCATCGCCAAAAGAGCCATCATTTTTTGAATGAAATAAATAAGCTAGGACTGTTGTTTCATCTGCTCTTTTAAACCAAGTTGAGATGGTAGCAATTTTATTGCTTGTTGCTGCTCCTGCATTATCTAATGTTATTTCAGCACCACCATCTAATCTTAATGACTGTGTAGCAACACCAGCATAAAATCCAAGATCTGGATCTCCTGCACCCTCTGAGCGTAAAATTGTCATGCTATGTCAATGCTCCTGATACTGACATTATAATTTTATCATTATTAGCAGAATTACTAAGTGTAGCATTTGGTTGATCTACTGTGCAAAAATAACTCAACATATACTTACCAGCAGTCGATATTGCAGTTAATTGATCGGCATTGATTAGTATAGGGGAATCTACAGTCAAAGTATGTCCACCAGAGTTATCAAGAAAAATTGTTCCTGATTGACCAGCCACAAAATTATCTAATTCAATCTCATCATTACCACTTGGTGTATAATTAAAATGATTACTAACTGCTAGATCCATTTGACCATTTGTATTAGTCGTTACTGTACCTGATGCTCTACCAGTTACAGTAATGTCATTGCTCACAGTAACTTTAGTTGATGCTGTTAAATCTATTGTTGGTGCAGTGATTTCTACTTCTGTATCAGCATCTATATCTAATTGCCCATCAGTGCTTGAGTTGATAGCTAAAGCACTATCTCTGAAAGTCATTTTTATTGCATCATTTAATAATAATGCAGAATCATGCACATGAGTTAAAGTTACATCGTTATTAACACCAAAACCTAATACTGCAGCATCACTATCTAATTTTAAATCATTACTTACTAAAACTGCTGTTGAGGCATTCAAATCAATAGTTGCTTCACCATCCACTGTCAAAACACCATCAGAGCTTTGATGTACAAAACTAGCAGCGTCACCAAATGTAAGTTTGTTTGTGCCATTAAGTGTAAGTCCAGTGCCATCTGTGTGTGTTAAAGTTGTGTCTGTATCTGCTCCAAAGCCAAGCACTGCACTATCTGATTTAAGAGTTAAATCATCTCCAACAATTAAATCGTCATCTACTGTTAGGTCAACGGCAGCTAGATGTGCAAAAGCATCCACTACATTTGCTGAACTCCCACCTCCATCTAAATAAACTACTTTAGTTGTGCCAGGTGTTATTGTTACATTACTTCCAGAACCTTGAGATATGATAATGTTTTGTGAACCACTTGTACCATTTTCTATAAAATGTAATCGTCTAATATCATTAGGTGATATTGTGATTGTACAAGCACTATCTAATGTTCCAGTGTATTTAACATACATGGCTCTAACACCATCATTGCCACTACCACCATCACTAGCTCCATCTGCTATTACACTTGCATGAGTATCAGCATTGGTCGTTATTGCCTCTGTGCCAAAACCTAAAGCCTCACCTATGAGTTCTAAGTTTGTATTAGTTTTAGTACCCCATTGCCCTGATTGTTCACCAGTAGCCATTTCTTCGAGTCTTAAATTGTTTACAAATGTACTTGCCATTATGCGACCTCTTGCCAGTTAGCTGTTTGATTTGGAACTATTAAACTATATACTAGTTCCTCTCCAGTGCCACCAGTAGCACTAACTCCTGTTAAAGATACCACACATTGTGGTACTGTGACAACATCCTTTATAGATGCTTGTAAAGCAGGTAATCTATCATTATAATCAGAGGGAACTACTTCCACTGTTGTAACAACAGAAACACCATCATTGTTAAATGCACTTGTCATTGCCATACTTACTGGAGTGTTAGCAGAAACTGGAGCTCCAGTTGTTGTTTCTATATTAGGAATACCAAGAGTATTTGCTGTATAACCCATTAAGGCATGATTATAACATTGATAATGCAATGTAGGTGCTCCGTCTGGAACAGTTATTTCTACATATCTAGTTGTGCCTGCGTTAAAAGTAGAGGTGTCAACATAAGATGATTGAGATACAGAAGAACCATCTATATTATAAGTTACACCACTTGTGTATCTTGTATTTTTGTCTTTATCCGTATAAAGATTAATTGGATGTCCGTCATTACTGCTATCACTTTGATCAAATCTATATGTATTACCTTCATACATAGTTAAAGTAACATCGGCAGTGGCAGTCGATCCACCTATGGCGTATTTTTTCGTAGATGCTCCAGTGGCATTATAATACGGATGATTTGTAGGATTACTTTCATTTACAGTGACAGTAAATGTGGCTGTACTAGCACCAGTTTGACTTATAGCAGTGGTTGCAGAAACACCTGATACGTTAACGAAAACACCTGGCACACCAACTACAGAGTTTACAGAAGCTATTGCCTTTATTTCTGGTAAAGAAGGTGGGTCATAACGAATTACAACAGGAGTTTCTTCGTTCCAAGCACCATCATTCCATGCACCTCTACCCCAACCTTGTAAGGTAGTGTTTGACAATTTAGGCTATCCTTATAATCGCATTACTTGCATCGGCAGTTGGAAACTGAATTGTAAATGTGCCAGATGTTGATGTTTTGTTTGATACAAAATCTAAAACACATACTGCTTTATTACTGTTGGTGTCGTTGTATATTAAAGCACCCATTGCAGTAATTGATGCAGTTGTAAAACTTAAATCAGCAAAATCTGTAAAAGCAGTTGTTCCAGAAGTCGTTGGTGCAACTTTAGTCAATGTGCCACCACCAGTAGAATAAGTGCCAGTTGTTCCTACTTCACCATTTGTGGTAAATGCAGTAGTCGTAGCTCCTAATGTTGCAGTAGATGAATTTTTACCTCCACTACCTTCTGCATACAACGCTAATTTAAAAGCGTTTCCGTTTGTTGCAAAATTATGTGTACCTAGCATTAACTCTTGTTTAAATGCAGTACACATTGCTTGTGCTATAGCCATATTAGAGTCTCCTTATATATTCAGCCGTTTCCTTTTGACCACTTGATCTAAGAACTTGAATAATACTAGCACGTTCCTCTTTTCTTGCCAAGATAAGATAATAATAGATTATTCCTTTAAGCTGTTCTCTAAATAATTTAGCTTGTTGCTTAACATGAGGAGGTGCATTATCTGATATACTTGCAATTTTATCTACTGCTAAATCTGCAATCTGTTCATTTTTTAATCCTCCTTTTTGTGAGGTCATAACATTTACACTGCCTATCTCTGATACATTTACACTAAACATTTTTTTTCTCCTCGTAAGTTACGCCAGGTATGTCCTCCCTACCAACAATATTTGGTGTCGAGTCTAATGGTTCTGGTGGATCTAATTTTGATTTTCTTGTAATTAACATACTACCATTTGTTGCAGTAGAAACTAAAGGATCTTCTAATCTGTGATACCCATAAAATTTTTGATCATCTGGAACATTCGTATCTAGTAAAGAAGAATTATAAGCAATATTTAATTTAATACCTTTTGTTGCTGCTATAGCCAACCAAAACTCACAACAGCCTCTTCCAGCTTCAGCAAAAGATACATTTTTATGTGTAAAATCCATTCCATATAAATGTAACTCTTTAACATCTATATATATTGCATATGCTAGTGCATAAGCCACTGTGTTATTAAGATAAGTATAACCAACTTTTTTTAAAACGTCTTGTAATGGATACTCAATCACATCGGGACATCTTTTATCTAATGTACAAGAGAAAATTGGCACATTTAATTTGACTTGCAATCTTTCAGCCATAACATCTGTTTGCTTGCCTGCATTAGGTGTATCAAGAAATCTTGATGGTGGATCTAACATAAAACACTTATCGTGATAAATAATGGAAGACATTGAGTTAATAGCCCAAACTTCATCAAACTTTTCACTACGCATTCTACTTCTTATATATTCAAAACCACTGTTGCCGAGTGCAACAATAGCTACGCTTTTAATTTTTTTCATTTTGCTACCTTTTATTGTTTTGGAACTCTGACCAGACCCTCTCTAAAAGCATCTGTATTTTCTTGTCCCTCACCATATACTTTAAGTCTACTCATGGCTTCTGTAAATCTTGCAGTATAAAGTTGTATTAAATCTGACTCACCTTTCATAAAAGTATATGCCTCAACAAGTGAAGCATACAATAAGGCATCAGGTGCATTTGTGCTTATCCATGTGCTTCCTGTATTATCAGTCGTTAATGAAGCAGGTCTATAATAATAATGTAATTCAACGGCATAGCTAGAATCTGGAGTTGGTGCAACTATAAATGTATTAACATCAAATGATGAGTAAAATCTAGGGCTACCAGTTGTGCTTGGATTTGGAGTAAACTCTTGAATGTAATTAACATCTTTTTGCAATAAAAATATATTTGCACTATCTTTTACGAAAGACAAAGAAAAAGTTGCCAAATAATCAGATGGTTTTTCTAAAAATTTATTGCCACTTGTCATTGTTCCAGTAACATTTTTTCTAAAATAATCTAAATCAACAACTTTAAATATTCTTTCTTCAGCATTTTTAATAAAAAAAGGTATTTCTGCTACAAACGTGGCTTCATCATTTTGTGTCCACTCTTGTATTGATGCTGTCAATGTGGTTAAGGTAAAACTCATGTTGTACTCACTGTAACTGTTCCAACAGACACTGTTGCACTAAAACTTGTTAACAAAGATCCAATGTTCCCTAATCCAGTATTAGTGTAAACAATAAATTTTTTATTGTCATCTTTTACATCTGGTCTTGCATCTCTTATAGCTTCAAGATCTGTTCTTATTCTTGGTGGAGTTAATTGTGGATGTTTCTCTTCATATTCATCATAACCAACTATGCTACCATTCCACTCTTTTCTCATATCTCTTATTCTGTAACGAAATCCAGAACGATCTGATATTCTATAAGCATATTTACCTTTAGCAAAAGCCATTATCCAACCTTATAATAATCTAACTTTGGTGTAATACTAAATGAAGATCTATCTCTGTCTTCACCTATAGCTCTTTCAAATTCCTCTTCATATACACTTTTTAACAATTGTATTCTGTCAGGAGCTCTTTTCATTGCAATGTAATATGCAAGTCCAGCAGTAAGACATGGAAAAAATCTAAAAGGCACTTCAAGTGTATTTACTTGAGTATCTGCATCTTGCATTCTTGTTAAAGCATCATAAACTAAAACATCAGTGCTATTTTCTGGTGTTGGATATAATTTAAGATTTGGTGTTATCTGTCTATCTAAAAAATATTGTGTTGCTCGACCTGTTGTTGATTTAGTTGGTATGTTTAAAAATGTATCTCTACTTATTCTACTCATACTAAAATCAGTGCCTGATCTTCTTACAACCACTGATAAAACATCAATTATATCTGTTCCCAAACTATACTCAGCAGTGCCTGAGGTAAGAGATTGTGTTCTTTGTTCAATGGTCCATTGGTTCAAGCCACGATTTGCCCACTCTGCCAACATAATGTTCATAGAACGTCTGGCTGTTTGCAAATCGTAACCTGTCCTAGCTTCTAAACCACATCTTTCAAAAGCTTCTTCAATGTACTCTGCAACATCTAATTCAAAATTATTTGAACTTGAAGTTGTCATTAGGCTTTACCACCCTTCTTCATTTTCTTAGCCATGCCACCACCACGCATTTTTTTCGCAGTCATGCCACCACCTCTCATTTTTTTGGGTTTTGCTTCGCCACCCATCATCATTTTAGCAGCTTTAGCCATATCTTTTGACATAGCCATCATTTTTCTTGGACTCATTGCCATTTTAGTCTCCTATAGTAAGTTTCACGTTGCTTATAAATGTCTTCAACATCGTACCTATTATAATAATTATCATAATATCCAAGTTTCTTCAATTTATTTGCACTTTCTTGAAGTTTACTTAGTCTTTGTACGAATATTAAAGAATATTCCTCACTAACAATTTCGTCAAAAGAACCATCATCTATAAGCTCATTAACGTCATCATCAGGGTGGAATCCCATTAACCAAATGTCTCTTTGGTCAAATTTCTTTTGATGTATCAATTCATTCAAATTTGTAAGATTGTTGTGAAAAGTTTCATTGTCTTCGTAACATAAATCTATAACAATTATTAATTCTTTTGAATCATGAAATTTATTTATTAAAGTATAAACTATGTCATAATTGTTCGTAGTCTTTACAGCAAAACCAACTTTATTATTTTTCCAAGCAGCTTTTGCATAAGGACATGATGGTAAATTATTGTAATTTTCATTAGGAATTTCTAAGGCATATTTAGACCAAGCTTTTATTTCGTCACAAATTTTTTGCTCTAGACTCATTTTTTCTTTCTACGCCTTGCTGCTTGTACTCTTCTTGGCTTACCTGCTGGTTGACCTAATCTTTTTTTCTGTGCAATACGTTTTCTTTTTTCAGAAGCTGACATTTCAGATGCAGTTTTAGGTGTTTTTGACGAAATACGTTTTGTTGGTCTACAGTATGGTGTCCCTCTTTTTTCACCTTTTTGCCTGCCACACTTCTTGCCAGTTCTCTGATCCTTCCAATCTTCTTTGAACCATCGTTTAAGAGCAAGACCAGCTTTTGTTTTTCGAACAGCCATTATCTAAACTTTGTTACTTTTCTTCTATTGTTCATAACTACACCACAACCTCGTGCAATGTTTGGATTTTTTGTTTTTCTCTTACGAGTTCTTTTTGGCACAGAACCACCATTTTTAAAATTTTTAGTAACATTTCCTTTTGAATCAACAGTAAACTTTGCACCTCGTTTTCCTCTACGATTAAAATCCATATTTTTAATTTGTTTCATTATTTCTTCTAAGCTTAAACCTGGTGTGATTTCTTCAAATTTTACATCACCTCCATTAGTCATTTGTACAACGCCACCCATTGCTTTTTTCTTGGCTTTCTTTTTTTTGCCACCAGTTCCGTAATTAGCTGCTCCTACCTTTCGGCATTTAGCTATAGCTCCTGAAGCATAAGCTGATGGAAAAACTCTGTAACGAGCTTTAACTTTATGATAACAAGCGTCTTTAGGCATAATATCTTCCTTTCAATACTTTCCAACAGGTACACCAATATTTTCTTTTCATGCACTGTGGGCAATCTTTAAGTGGTTTACCTGTTGCTCTTAGAATTTCTCCTTTTTTTAGAGGCACAATGTGCTTTTTCAGAAAATCCTTTAGGTCTTCTGCAATTGATTTTCCTCTTCCTCGCATTACTCCACTTCCTTTTTTGGGGAGGCTTTGACACTTGACGTGACATTTGTGACCTGCCCATAACCATTAGAAAAACTTCTCAAGAACTGCAACTCCTATAATAACTCCATAGATACCCCATAAACGAGTATCTAATTTGTTAAGTTTATTGTTAATACCATCAAATCTAGCATTGCATACTGACTCATGTTTTTCTAACATTTTTAATAATTCTTTACTTGTCATCTAACACTTCCATCGTCTTCTTGCTTGTCTCAACCTACTATTAGGATTTTTTGCTGCTTTTGGAAATTTTTTCATTTGTCCAGCAGATCTAGCACAAAAAGACTTTCTTCTTTTAGCAGCCTTACTACCTGGCTTTACTTTTCCTGTCACAGCAGTTTTAAGTTTACTGCCAGGGTTGTCACGTCTGTAACGTGCAACCCCAGCTTTAGTCATACCTGCTCCACTTTTTGTAGAGCGAAAGTATTTTTTAGTTTTAGGAGGCTGTTTATCTTGCTTCCTAGCCATTAATAGCTCTTTCTAACCTGCATGATAACAGTGTAAGTATCTGCTGAACTATGTCCTACAGTTGTAAACATAATATCACCAGTTACTCCAGAACTAGCTGGATTTACTAAACCACCAAATGATGTGTAATCGTGATGTCCACTTTGATTTTCGCCAAGCTCAATACAAAAATCATCTGTAGAAGCATCAAATAAAATTTTTACTTTCATTCCATTACACTGCCACCACATTTTTTCTATAGTGACCCTTGTGCAAGCTTCACCACGAACATTTGTAGCTAATGCAGAAACATCAACTTTTTTTACTGCACTTTCACCTGAACCATCAGAGATATTAGTAAATTTAAAAACAGCAATCTGATTACCATCCTGTAAGGTTTGAGAGGTAACTGCGTCTGCCATATTACTCTCCTATTAGTAAACTGAATATTCTATTTCAAGTGTAGCACGAAAAGCTGTTAAGGCTGTATCACAAGCATCACCTGCACATAAATATAAATTTTTACTTGCTATGGCTGCACTTATGTTTGGCTCAAACACATGAAAAGTACCAGCAGTTGCATCTAAATCTATATCTATCTCTGTTACTGAATCTGTTGCAGATATTCTTGGATTAAAAGAAGCTACTCCTGCACCAACAATTTCTGTTCCAGATGATATTGCAGTATTAGTTGCAGTACCAGATGTTGCACTAAGTTGTAAATTAGCTATAGAATTTGCATCACTTGCTGCAGCAGTTGTGATACCTATGACTACTTTGTGAATAAAAAACTTACTAGCAGTCACCAAAGCATCTGGATGATCTGTATTTAAAGCACCTAATTCAACTAAAACATCATCATCTGCATAAGTTGTATCTGCTGCATTAGTGTCAGCAAGACTTATTGCAAATGTTTGAATTTTTCTCGTACCCATAGATATTAGTTGTCCAGTTGAATTTACTGAAAAACCAGTTTCTGTAACTGCACCAGTTGTTGTATTTTTATTGATTACATTAAATCCACCCTCGGAACGGACTGGACCTGAAAAGGTTGTATTAGCCATGTTAATCTCCTTGTCTTGGCTACTGTCGAAGTTAATTCTTCGTCAAGGTTAAATTAAGTATATACAAAAAAAAGGGGTCTGAAAAGACCCCTTAATAAAAAACGAACAATTGTTCGTTTATGCTCCTGGTGATCCGAACACACATCTTGGATCTGAAAAACCAAAGGCATATCGCTCTCTAGCTTTGTATCTCATGTTACCAGTATCGAAATCAGCTTCCATACTTGTACTTAATGGTGTTCTTTCGAAATATTTAAAGCCATTAGGTGCATCTGTTTTAATAAAAAACGCATCTGTGTCTGTTAAGAAGTGGTTAATTGTATAACCCTCTGGTAACATACCCATATTTTTTATTGCGTTTACATCATTATCAGAAGTACCAACTCTTAATGTTGACTCTAATAATCTATCAGCCACAAACTGTAGTGCAGGAGGAATAATTAACTTAGTTCCTCTTAGTGCTACAATCATATTTCTTTCATCAACAAAATTAGAAATATCAATTAGTGCATTTTCTAATGATGTCTCATTCAAGTCTGCTGCAGTTGATGGTTCATTTCTAAATGTACCACCACCACCTAATGGGTGATCTGTAGCACATAGTTCTTTACCATCGCCTCCAGTAAAGCTTGAATCGAAAGCATTATTTAATGTAGCAGCAGCTTTTACCTGCTTTGTATGTGACATTGACCTTGCTAATGCTCTTGTATATCTTCTTCCGAGTTGATCATACAAGTTGTCTTCCATTGCTTCCTCTGTAAGTGCGAAAGCCAATGAAATTGTTTCCATTGTATAACGTGAAGTATATACTTCGTTTGCATCATCAAAGGCAACACCAGCACCTTCTGACTTAGTTTGTGCATTGCCAAATCCACTTAACATTACTTCTTCTTCGAATGCTCGATCTGAAGTTTCTGTCTCATAAATTTCAACATGCTGATTGTCATAACGATCATATTCCATGCCGAATAAAGCGTTAAGACCAGGTTCTAGTTCTTTAACTAGTTGTGCTCTTGATATAGCCATAATCTAATCTCCCTTACGCTAATCCTGCACCCTTTTGCCCAAATATGCTATTTTGAATAACAACTTGAACATTGGTTGCATCGGAACTTAC